TTAGCAGAAGCATCAGAAGATGCTGAAGTATTGAGACTAGACAGGCCAGCACAAGGGCAAACAGTATTGACAACATCGACGCTGCGTATATTATGGTTCCCACCGTCGTCCAAAACATGGTACGGTACTTCATTCTTATAGTATTCAACCAAGTGGTTATCATTAGGTGTAAATGCTGCATAACTTAAAATATACTCCGGTTTCTTTTGAAAGACATTTTGCATAGCTATGGTTTCTCCACCAATGAGTGGAACTATGCTGGCATATGTATGTTCCATTATTGTAAATCCTCAACTCGCCATCCTTTATCTACTATGACGTTTACTGCCTTTGCTCTTGGAAGACAGTTACTACTTAGTACATCGTTTACTACAACTCTACATCCCTGTGATACTCCAAGTATTAACTGATCATAAGGTATTAAATTATCATCAAGTAGTTGTTCGGTAAACAATCTTGCACCTTCTTTTCTGGCAGATACTAAAATAATTTTATCACCTCTTGAATCAAGCTCATCAAGTGCTTCTTTAATTCCTGGTAACAACTCAGCTGAGTTCTTTAAGTTAGAGTATCTGTGTGCGTGTTTAAATATTGTTCCATCTAAATCGATAAAGTATGTATTTGGTTTTTTTGTATAGTACTCAGATATCATACCCTTGAATAAGGCAAGATCTTCAGGTGTGCCAGTTGACCAGTATTTTCCTACGCTATCATAAGTTTCTGATATATGCGATATGCCTATGTTATGGCCTTCTTCAATAAGATAGTTATATGTCTCTGAAATATAAGTTTCATTCTTCTTATTAAAGTTTCTTAGCGACTTGGTACCTGACGTTACAAATGACTGAGCTTTTTTCCAGTAGTGCACACCGACGAGAGCCTCGCCTTCAATAGCGCCTTTAGGTTTTTCAACCATCTTAACTACCTTATTATTTATAAGCTTGGCAAATGAGTTCTTAAGATTTTCAGAGTCATATGTAAGAACACATCCATCATAACTTCTACTGTTTGCAAGAAATGTAGCTGAATCCCAGTCAAGATACTGATCACAGTTTGTAATAATGAGCTCACCGTTGTACTTATCATACATTCCAAATAATGCAGTTTCAGCTGCGCCAGTAGTTACGTGATCAATAATTTCAATTTTATAAGTTGACTCTGAGCTATCAAAATACTGATCAAGTTCTATTTTTAAGTCAGACATATATGTGCCACCTAAGTCCCTACACACAAAGATGTATTCACCTACAATGTCCAATGACTCAACTGCGTATCTTATTAAACTCTTATTGTTAACCTTTATTAGTGGCTTATGTGTTAGGTAACCAGCATTAGTAAATCTTGAACCTAATCCTGCCATTGGTATAATCACTCTCATTTATACTTATCCTTATATTTTATTGCATAATCTGTGCATATTCCCATAGCACCCTTAGGAACTATGTCACCATATCTTTCTGGTAGTATTATATATGAGCCAGGAAAACCTTTGCCAGGAAGTGCCCATAGCTCACCCTTTGATGTCATTACGACATCTTCATCTGTATGATAAAACACTCGTTTTCCAAGGTTATTTAAGTATACTAGAGCCTCAACATCTTTAGAATGAAACCATACTCGTTTATCACTAAGTAGCCATTCAGGACAATCATACATTGCGTGGTCGTGGCCAATAATAAGCTTATTATTAATTAACCTAACATCAACTTCAACATCAAATCCATAAGACAATGCCTCATCAAGAGTGTCAGGATGATTTTCAATTTCAGGATCTGGACCTACCATCAGACCTCTATGAGCTATAATCTTCATCTTTCCACCACGTACTTATCACCCATAATGCTTGGTGTCTTTATACAAACAATTGAACAGTCATCAACAAAGTTTGCGTCAACTACAAAGTCAGGATATATTACGAATAAGTCACCTTTCTTATATGTAACACCATCAATTTCAACAGCACCGTCGGTGACATAGTTATACTCGGTTGCAACTTTATGATAATGCTTATCCCATATCTCACCTTTAGGATGAGTTCTTACTGATATTTCAAAGTCTTTTGTCTTAAATAACGTAGGTTCAAAGTCACCTATGAACCAACCTTTAGTAAAGTCTTTTATATCAAACTTTTCAATAGTGCCACGCTTATCCATTTAATACCTCCTCAGCATTTTTCATAATAATATCATTCATATACTTACCACTTTTCTTATCAGGTGTTATCATATCTTTTAGTTGTTTATGTAATCTATTATACAACATTTCATCGCTGTTGTAAAGGTTTATTTTTTCTAATAAGTCGTTTGAATCTTTCACTCTAAGCTCTTCAGGAAATCCAATATTTTTTTGTACATCATATTCAGGATGCATAAATGGTATAATGCCATGCTTAATCATTTCCCAGAATTTACCAGTTGCCCAGCCTGGTGCAATAGGTATACAAAAAGTATACTTAGTTCTTGGAAATTGCCATGATAGCTCAGACATTGCAACTTGCTCAATCCTAGGATCTTTTAAAGCTTTGTCATTCCATACTCCATAAACCTGTACGTCATCAACACTATCAAGTATAAAGTTTTTTAAGTCATTATATCTTGATGGCTTACCTTCATTTAACCACAATACCATATTAATATCGCGCTCGTATTCTGGTTCATCAAAAAAATTGTCAAGAGCAGCAGGTTCTTCCTCTTCAACAACATATAATGTTTCAATACCTGAATACACTGCAGGTACCTTATCAACAATCATCTCATTAGATTCATAAGAAACTCTGTGCTCAACTTCGACGGTCTCATTGATCAGTTGCAGTATTCTTTTTGGTGGTATTAAGATATCTTTAGTTGGCTTAGGATAACATCTTGGATCGAGTGACAGCACCATATAAGGAATTTTCGTCTCATTAATAAAATGATGTATTGGACCGGCATACTTCGCTGCCGCCATCAGCGTCTTAATATGCTTACCATCCTTTAAGGTCTTACCTTGTACTGCATATTCAAGTACACCACCTGCAATAAAGATACCTATGTCAAACTTGTCTTCTGTCTTTATAACATGTTCGATGTATCTCCATGACTCAGTTACCTCATCTTTATCGTCTTGGTTATCAAACCAGTCTTTAAACTTAGCCCATACATCAACCACGTTACCATGAGGATCAACTTTTTTTCTTATCTCTGGCTTTAACCTTGAGAAGTTTGACCTGCCTATAAGGTAGAACGTATCTTGTGGATTAAACTTAATAAGAGTTTGAAATATTATTCTTGCGTCAATTGACCCTGCGGTCATAGCCTTCTTCCCAGTACCTTTTTCTTCTGGTCCAAACTTTATTGACTTACCTATTTTACCTATTGCTATTCTCATAATACTCCTTACACTCACTTAAAACTTTTTCTACATATGCTTTATCATTTAATTTACGGTTAAGGCCTGAAGGGTGTGGCAACTTAAAGTGATCAATATTAATCTTTGCTAATGCTTCAGACGCAACGTTACCTAATGCGATAACTTTATTATAACCTTTACTAATAGTATATAGCCTGTCATAATCTATGTCTTTTTTAGTAAACTGTCCAGGGTGAGGATAGGTGTTAGAAAATGAAAAAAAATTAACACCTATCCAATCCATCCACTCGTACATTTTACCGATGGTACTACCACCTCGTACGCCGTCATCTTTTTTTCTGAAATCCTGTCCTGGTCCAGGGTTTTGCGCAATAACTAAAAGTTTAACCAATCCCATCTTATACCTACTTCTCCAAACATTGACTGTGAGGCAGTTGTTGATACCTGCCAATTTTCTGGTACAGTTTGATATGGTGTTACTATTCTTTTAATGCCGGCTTGGATTAATCCCTTAGCACATTCACTGCAAACAGGTAATCCATAGACATAAACTGTGGAATCCTTTAATGATACACCATTTTCTGCAGCATTATAGATAACATTCATTTCAGCATGAACCATAAATTTATATTTTTCAGTACGATTATCAAGCCTAGTGGTAGTGTCATCAATACCACGTGGAAAACCATTATAACCTTGAGCAATAACAGTTCTGTTTCTTACAGCAATAGATCCAACTTGTGTTGACGGATCTTTTGACCAGGTTGAAACAAACTTAGCCATCTGCATAAATCTTTTATCCCACTTACTTGACAAGATCAAAGTGCCTTTCATAAACATGCAAGTTTTGTACCTGCCACATAATATCACCACATGTAATTGGTTCTATAGACTCATTCTTGCATTGATTGTAATCTTCAACTAATACTTCTAGAACATAAAGCTGCCAAGCATAATCATTTTTGTATCCGAACACGACATCGTTTGAACGCATTTGTACGACGCAGTGTAATTTATCATCACGTATGTAATAAGTAACGGCATTAGTACATATGAAATCACTCTTACCATTTTCATTGTATTCCTCCCATATGCTTGGACGATTGTATATCATTGAAGCTCTACGGCCGTCAGGATTTATTAAGAGCTCATCAAGAACTCTACCGTATTGATTGTAATACTTATCAGAGTAGATTATTTGACCGTAGTTTGAGTTAACTTCACCCCAGTCATTTGCGGCCAGCTTCCATGCAGCAGGTACTTTACCTGAAATTGCATTAACATTAGCAACCTGACTCCTATACCAATTTAATTCTCTGTCAATATAATCTTGATTAGGCTCACCAAATATTGAAGGTTCATCTGCCAGAAATGATGCACCAATCCACTCAATAGTTTTTTGTCCAGTTTTATCGATAGTAAATACTTTATTAAGAAGCTTTGACTTAAATAGATTTCTTACATTTTCAATCTTATTAATCATCTTGACCTTCCATCTTTCCACGCATATATGATACTGCAAAAGAGCAGTAATTAATCATATCTTTATAAGTATCTTCGAGTGATTCAAACTTTGGATCACCTTCAGCTTCAAGTAAAGACTGTGCACGTAATAGTTTTTGGTGTATCATATCATGAATAGTATCAACACCTCTACGATAGTGCATAGCCTGCTTTATATTTGAGTTAGGATTTTGATAATCTTGTGACTTTCTTAATTGTAACTCAATACATTCATTAAGAACGTTTACTGATTCTTTAGACTTTGACAATTTCATCTCCATATATAAAGTGCCTATTATCCAGATCAATGATGCAATGATCAATTAGCTTTTCATGCATTTTATCGACATTAATTCCACACTTGGAGCTATGTCTTGGTTCAGGCATGATCTCAATCTTCTTGATTTTATTGAAACCATATTTTGTTTCAACCGTGTCACCTACGTAAAATATATTATCAAACTTAACCATTATATCTCCTTTGTTTCAATTTTAAGTATTTCATTTAGATTTAAAGCTAGACACTTAAAAGTATCAAACGCGTTATCAACTGAGTTTTTTTCACTGTAACCACGTTCTACTACTGAAAGCGTAACTGATTTAGTAGCATTATCTTGAGTGTATACACAAGTTTGATATTCCATTATTGAACTCCCTGTTCTTTAGCTGCATTTAAAATTATTGGTGTAAGTATTTCTTCAACCATGTCTTCCCAGTTAGACCATGTAGTTGACATAGCATGATGGGTTTGTGACATAGTAGGTGCAAAACCATATACACTGTTGAAAAGACCTCTTCTATTACAAAGACCATTATTGAAAAGATCATAGGCTGCATTTTGTGCTCTTCTAAACTTTTCAAGGTGCTTGTTTGAAGACATTGGCTTTTCACATCTACCTTCGAATGGTAATAAATCATTTAACTTATCAGCTAAATGTTTGAAACCTGAGTTAACTCCCCAGTTGTTAGTAAATAATTCTGATTGATAACCTTTATACATATTTTTAAACTCCGCTTTTTTCATTTTATAGATCTATTATACACTATTTCTCGTCATTTGTAAACAGTTTTTTTCACTTTTTTTGATTTTTGTTATTAACATGTTAATTAATTTTAAAACTTTTAGGTACCACATATTCCAAAAATAATTCAGTATTATTTTTTTGTCTACCTGAATATTCTGCATCCCAATAAAATTCACCTTTGGAACCACTTGATAGTATGTTTGCTCTTTTAAAGAAAACCTTTGTAGGAATTATTGAAGTTAAGTTTCTAAGACCATCTATTATTGCAATAAAATCACACTTGCCATCTTTTGATGATAAGTTAGCAATTCTAAGAGTTTTATTTCTAAGCATGCTATTAGTAAATTTTATTTCGTGTTTATAATTTTCTTTACAAATTGCATCATATCCAATTGCATTTATTGCTTTACCTTTCACATATTCTGCATATAATTCTTCAACTGTATCTGAAACTAATTTATTTGATTTTTCACGAAGGCCTGCAATAACAGTACCAAAGTTTTTAACTATTCTTTTTTCAATTATTTGCTCACTAAAATTCATAATATGTTTCCTCTTTTTTCATTTTAATAGATATATTATACCATAAAAAAAGTACTTTGTAAACAGTTTTGTTGTTAACATGTTAAATATTTTTGTAAACGTATTCAAGAGCACGATTGGCTTCTTTTTCCATCGGACGATTCTTATACCAATTACCAGTTTCTGTATCAAGTTCACGACATAACAGAGTAATTTCATCTGGTGTAATTGGATATTTGTTTTTTACGGCATTGCCTGCAGTTGCCACCATAATCTGGTACATCTTATGATACCAGCCTGTCTTACTAATCATACGGTATTCTTTTTCAAGTTGTTTAGGAAAGAATGGACAATTAGAGTATGAGCTCCATTGTATATTAGTATTATCAAGCTTTGCTTTTCTGTGCTCAAGTATTTCTTTTTGCATATCTTCAGGTAAGCTATCAAAAAAGTTATTGCTAGACTTTTCACGATATGGGTACTTGTTCATTAAGCTATCAGGATTAATAAAATGGCCAACTCCACTAAAAATAAAATTAAAAGCATTGTCATATTTTGCTGGTATATAATACATGCGAGATAAGTCTTTGGTTTGCTTATCTCCCATATCTCCAAGTTCTGTTTGGAGAGCAAACCAAAAGTGTCGAATCTTTTCAGCCGGCACGTTTTTCTTAAGTGGGAAGACAAGACGGAACTTTGGATTAGATTGTGTGCTGCTAGCAGTGCTGTAACAAACAAACCTAATACCATCAAACTTATTATTAATGGCATCATAAAAATCTCCTTCAAATTTAAAATCATCGACATCCACAGCGCACCAGCCTGCCCACATTGTCACGTTATCATTAGCACGAGTCGTGTCAGGTTTAAACTGTGCCGGCGACATTAATGGTGCATCTTTCTTTGATTTTATAACACGTTTTGATAAGCCATGTAATGCGTGCTCAAAACTATTAAAATCAGTAAATGTTAGCTTTTGCTTAGTCTTATTATCAAATATGCTATTAAAAAGAGTCAGTGATATTTCCATGATTGCCCTTATGATCTGGACCTTCCCAACCTTCTGGCTTTACCAAGTCTGGTAATCCAAGCGGATTAGGTCGGCCTTCTTTAATTCCAACTTCTTTTGACATGTTGGCTCTATATACTTCATCCCATGCTTTATTGGCATCAACGCCAAATACTTCGAGCGTACCGATTGCAAAAACACATAAGTCAATAATACCATCAACCATTTCTTCTGCATCTTTTTTCTCAAAGGCGTTCTTTGTTTCATCGAGTTCTTCTTGCATCATACCAATTCTAAATTGCATGAACTTATTAATTTTTCTCCAGTCTACATCGGACTGCAGCTCAGCTTGCATCCATTTGTTGACTCCATATTTTTTATGCATATCTTGCATGTCTTTAAACCAGTTTGTACTCATACGAAAAAATCCTCCAGTGTTGCTTGTTCTTCGGCTGACCAGCCGATAGACTCTAATATTAGGTTAAGTGGTTCTATAAATGTTTTTTCAAATTGTAAGTCATAGTCGACGTACTTATGTAGATTTAATTCTTTAGGTAATACGTCAGGAAATGCTATGACATTTTCTTTTATCGAGTTCGGTAACTTTAAGTAACAGAACTTAATTCTATCTCCATTCGTAATTAATTCATACTTATCATTTAACTTGTTAAACTTAACGTGCCTATTAAATAATAATGAACCTCTTACGTGTATTGGACAACTCTTTTTATATATTCGCTTATGGTCATACCAATCAGTTATGTTTGAAACTCTACGTGGAAAGGCAACTTGTTCAGGTGACAATGACTTAAACTCACTCTTAAAGTTTCTTATAAATGTTTGTGTTTCTTCTTGTGTGCCAGATATTATTAGGTTGAATGCCTCACGAAACTTACCTCTTACAACCTCAGGTGTAGAAGACTTAATTGCTTCAATACCCATGATCTTAAGCTTAGGTTCTTTATATTGAACACCTTCATTATTGTGAACATTTAAGATGTATCTTTTCTTTGCAGTCCATATGCCACTATCAGATATACCTTCCCTTGCCATGACCATTCTATTCTTATGTGCATTCATATTATCAAATAATTTTGAGTATGCTTTTTCTAATACAGGTTCAAAGTGTTCTTTGCAAATCTTATCAAGAAATGATACGGGATTTGTAGGATTGAGCTTATCAACTAATGGACCAAAGTTTACATATAAAGAATCCGTATCGATTGCGATTACGTAATCCTTCTCGGTTTTAAGTATACCATTCATAGCAGCATTCATTGCCTTCTCAGCCCATTGTATGGCAAGCTGGCCAGATAAGGTAACACCTTCTGCTAATCTTACATCAAAGTGTGCAAAGTGTTTATTGCCTAATGCACCATATAAACTATTAAGCAGGATCTTAATTGCCATCTGACGATTTTCCATAGTGTTAATCTCTTTATCAAGCTCGTAGCTATAACCCTTTTGTATTTGCTTTTGTGCTGCGATTTGTATCTTCTTGACAGATACACGCTCATCATAATACTCTTCAATAATTTGTGGTAGTACACCATCAAAGTCTTTACGATAGCTTGAACCATTTGCTGCGACTGAGTATACGCTATTTACGCTTTGACCACTTAAGTAATAAGACACATCATTCATCTTAGTATCTTCAACGAGAGTTTCTGGTGACATATTATATTGTACGATAAGATTAGGATATAAAGAATTCAAATCAAAAGAAACAACCCAATGGTGCCGGCCAACCTGAGGAGCCTTGACATATCCACCTTCGAATGCTCTATATGGTTTTTCATTTATGTTAATAGGTACAACCTTTTTATTTAAGTTAAGCCTACGATATATAATCGATTCCCATATCGCAGTAACACCAAAAGTATCTTGATAGTTGACACCACCTTTATACGCCATAGTTAATGCAAGAGTAATGAGTCCCATCTTTTCTTCCATTCTATCGACAAGCTCAACATCTTTCATATTATAGTCAATGTATTTTTGATGATCATCTTTATAAAGATTTTTAAGTGAACCAGACTCTTCAAAGGATAACTTCTTTTCACCAAGTACTACATTAGCTATGTGGTTAAGAGCATATGATTCCTGTGGACCATAGCTATAGCCAAACTTTTGAAACAGCTCCATGTAATCAAGTGTTTGTATTCCAGGTATTTCATATATGTCATTTTCACTACCACGTCTTACAACTTTTCTGTGTTCAAGTGGTAGTTCCCATGGTGAGAACTTACTTAGCACATTAATACCTAAGACTTTTGCTGTCCTGTTAATAATGTATGGTATATCAAAGAACCTTGTATTCCAACCAGTAATAACATCAGGTATTACTTCGGGGTGTGACCAAAAGTTTAAGAAGCTTTCAAGTAGTTCCTCTTCGCTGTTACACCTAATATACTTAACGTCTTTAATAAGTGAAGTTGATATGTCAAACTCACCGTAACCCCATACATGGTATGTTGAGAACTTACTTGACTTATATGTTATAGCAAGAACTCTCTGACTTGCTTCATTGGCATGAGGAAAGCCGTTATCATAATCTGTTTCAATATCAAATGTACCTACGTTTATATCTTCTCTTTTAAATTCAATATCACGTGGAAACTTTTCAGTAATGTATTGTTGAACAAATTTCTTATTGCCATATATGTGTCTGCCACTCACACCTACGTTTTGCTTAAGCCACTGATTTGCTTCAAACATACTAGGGAAATCAATAGGTGCTACATCGCTGCCATCAAAACCTTTCCAATCGTTTTTCATCTTACTTGAAACAAAGAATCTTGGCTCGAAAAAATCTTTACGCATAACTCGTTTACCGTGGTTGTCATAGCCACGGTAAAGAATATTATTTTTATATCTTACGACATTTGTATAGAATGACATTTATAGGAAGTCCGATTTGTCCGTTGATGGCTTATAAGCTTTGTCACCGTGTGTTTCATAGTGTTTTATAAGATTGTCAACATTGATGTTGTATTTTTCAAGATCAGTTTTATTATCTTGAAGGTATTGTATTTTATGTACCGAAGTTGGTAGTGATTGAAAGTGTGAATATATTACTTGTAGTTTAGATATTGTCATAGTTACTCCTCATTTTATAGTACTATTATACACTAGTTTTACAGAAAAGTAAACAGTTTTGTTATTAACATGTTAATTAAATTATACGGCGAAGGATTCCCCGCAGCCACACTGTGCAGTTGCGTTAGGATTAATGACTTTTAGATAAGAGCCGCCGAACTCTTTAACGTAGTCTACTGTGCAACCAATGACAAACATTTCTGCAGTTCGGTCTAGCACTAAAATGTTTTCAACGAGTGTACCTTTTTCCAAATCATTGGTCATGTCCCACTCGTATTGAAAACCTGAGCAGCCACCACCATTGACTGCAAGATAAGCATATTTTTTATCATGCGCTTTAATGGTGGTGCTTAAATAGTTTTTAGCATTTTCTGTTAAAGTTATCATTCTGGTAATGAAGCATCTATTCCTTTAACGTATTTATTCATGCCTAGTAGTTCTCCAACAGAGTATTTACCATTAAATGGATCAATTTCTCCGTTCATAACTTTCTTTTCGATATCTTTAGCGATAAGAGCAATGTTGTCTGGCATGTTAGTATACGGTGCCATCTTTACCATTCCACTCTTCATATCACCCCAAGTATCTGTCTTCTTCCAAGAACCGTCCATAACTTGTCCAACTCTCTTAATATAGTATGGAGCCCAGTCATCAAGTATGGCTGTAAGCTGTGCCTTAGGAGCAAACTGATACATGTTACTTGCCTGTCCAAATGCATATACACCTTGTTTTTCAGCAACTTGTAGTGCAGCAGGGCTGTCAGTATGTTGCGTAATAATATCAGCACCTTCACTGATTAGAACCTTAGCAGCATTACCTTCTTTAACTGGATCATACCAGCTGTTAACCCATATGACATCAATGTCAAAGTCAGGATTTACGCTCTTTGCACCTAAGTAAAAGGCATTGATACCTCTCACAACTTCAGGTATTGGAAATGAAGCAATGTAACCTGCTTTACCAGATTTACTCATATGACCTGCAATTACTCCTTGAACATATCTACCTTGATAAAACATTCCAGAATAAACTGACATGTTATCATTTGTCTTATAACCTGTAGCATGCTCAAATTTAATATTCGGAAACTCTTTAGCAACTTTCAACATTGGTTCCATGTAACCAAATGACGTAGCAAATATAATGTCCATACCTTCATTAGCTAAACCTCTTATAGCTCTTTCAGCATCTGGACCATATTTAACACTTTCCATATATGTAACTTCTACTTTATCACCATAAGCTTTTTCAACAGCTTGGCGCCCCTGATCATGCATATATGTCCAACCGTGGTCACCCACTGGTCCAATATACACAAACCCAACTTTCAATTTATCTGCGAAAGCTGAAAAACAGAATAGAAACGACAGTATTAGCACTGCCGCGTGCTTAAAGAATTTCATAGTTTCTCCTATATTATCTTACTCTTGAAACAGAGCCATTTTCTTTTGCTAAGAATGCCTCGAATGAGACACCAGGATAGTCTTTTTGTAATGATAAGAACATCTTTAAGTTTGACATAGCATCATCAAAAAGTCTTATACGTTTATATATCTTTTGATCTAAGTACTTCTTAAAGATTACTTTCTTATTATCAGCGGCCGGACCTCCACCGAGGTTACCAGCACGTTCAACATAGATCTTATCTATATCGATTCCTTGTTTTCTAAATGTATCTAGAAATGTTTTCTTGTTATCAAAGTTTGGTCTTGCAGTTACGATAATAACTTTAGAACCTGCCTTTGTAGCATTCTTCAATATAACTTTAACTTTATTAATCATTCTTGCAATTGGCGTGGACGTCCTGTTAAATACCTCGGCGTTTTTGAATTCGCCGAAGTCGTAGTCTTCACCAGGTTTTTTCTTATACGTATTAAATTCTTGATTATCCAATTTTTTAATGACTTTACCATTTTTAACTACCTTCACCTTTGCCTTAGTTATAAACATAGTCTCATCTATGTCAAAGATTGTTAATCCTTTTCCTTGCGCTTCTTCTAAGTATGTAATAAAATTTTTCATTGTAGTTATATTATACCATAGTTTTTGTTAAAAGTAAAGGACTTTTTTACTTATTTTCTATTATTATTTGTATATATTTTATTAATATGATCTTCAAACTCTTCAACCTTTTGTAGCCTATTAGGCCAGAGAATATATTCTTTCTCAGGATTCTTCTTTAAGTTACTAAGCAATGGAACGATTGCGTTGTAGAGTCTATCAAGTGTATCCTGCTTAGATGTTAATAAGTGTTCTTTACCACTGATATCTTCTTGTGTTTTCTTTACTACATCTAACTCGTCTTCAGTTACTGCAGTAAATCCAAAATCAAAATCTAAGTCATCACTCATGCTAGAGATCTCATCCTTTTTACAAGTCTGCCGGCTCTATTAGGAACCTGCCTATACCAAGCGGAGTCAATCATTTCGTCAGCCGCTTTATTCCAATCACGTGAATCTACACCAGCTTTCATACCCTTAAACTTGGATAGACGTGGTCTTCCCATGTTAAACATCATGTTAGCAATGATTAGTTTACATTCTTCTGGGAGTTCATCAAATTCAGGATATAATCGCTCGCAGTCGGCGATGACCGTTTCAACGTCGTAATCAAATGCTTCTGCGACTCTATCTTCTGTGACAGGTGTTCCAATCTCTTGTCCAGCCTCTGGATCAGAATCGAGGACCAGATGACCAATGCCAAAAGTAGGGTAGCCAAGATGATCATTATATATTTCATATTTTACTCCTTCATCCACTTCAAGTTCTTTACGTAACTTTTCTATATTCATGTTATATCTCCTTATAAATTTCTATTTATATAAAAAAAGGCGGGAAGAACCCGCCTAATCTTATTTTGACATGAAGTCATTTTCTTCTTCAGTATACGGCCACATATTAGTACTTACCGTGATATTCATTAATAGTGCGATCATTCAATCTCTGGAGTATTTGATCATGCTCCTTTTGATGATGAAAGCCAAGACCTATAAGATCTTGAGCAACACGTCTGTTAGCTGCCATTTGTCTATTGTATTGAATACTTGATAAAGTGCGTTGGCACCAGGCTGCAATTGCGTCGCATACCCGGCATGTGGCTGTACTTACAGCCTGAGTTAGAGTTGTCATTTATTTTTTCCTCGTTTAATTAATTGAAATTTTACGAGGTCGCTTCTCTTCTGGTAGAACTACTTTGAGATTAACAGTAAGGATTCCATCCTGAATGTCAGCACCGTCTACTTCTGTATATTCAGACAGTCTAAATGACCTTTGAAACTTTCGAGCACTGATACCCTTATGGACATAGGCGTCTTGTTCTCTACGCTTTGGCCTGTCACCAATTATCGTCATAACGTGGTCTTTTACTTCAATATCAATATGATCTTTCTTGAAGCCGGCTACGGCCATTTCAATTTCATATGTCATGTTGTCGTGCTTGACTACATTATATGGTGGATAAGTATCTTTCGCATGGCTATGAATATTTTCTAGCTGGTCGAAAATGTGATCGAATCCCAAGAAAGCGTTTCTTGGGTAAATAAAGTTCTTAGTCATAATT